ATCCGAGCTATTATGCTAGGGGCGGATAGATAAAGTATAGATTTGAAACCCGCAAGCTCTTTTTTCAAATTAGTTAAAATAATTTAATTTAAGGTAAATATGGCTTGCTGTTTTGGTAGAATTAAGCTAATTATTTCCTTGGCAGACGTAGGACTCAGCCGTTAAAGAATTTCCCCGAACATAAAGTTCAAAGAAAAGCCCTGTAACAGTATCCTACGTCCTGTCGCGGGGCTTTTTCCTTTCCATGGTTCTGGTTACCCGTCTGTTCCAAAGCTAGCACAGATCAACAGCAAATAGCACAATGAGACGTTAGGGTTAAATGATTGAGCGTCCTTAAATAAATTGATCAGGGTCACCCTCTGCTCCACTATGGTAATCCATGGGGGGTAGGGGGGTATTGAGATAAGAGAAGTTAATCGGGATAAGAAATAGAGAAATAAGATAAAGACTTTTTTATCACTTAACCAAATAGTCCAAGTCGACAATATGGTTAAAACATCCATAATGGATAGTTTAACGGACTAAAAGCCGTGCTAATGTATTGTAAAATAGACTAAAAACGGGTTATTTTGAATATGATAAACCAAGTAATCCGTTGAGATTTATCACGGATGTTCAGTAAATTAACGCATCCATTCAACCCGTGACGTTTTGTAACGGGTTGGTTGCGCTTTATACAACTTTCTCGCGGTTTAATACGTCACTACTGACGACATATCCGCTTAATCCGTTCTAAAGCGTCATATTTGACGACCTAAACAAATCGGAATATCTTTGCCTGGCGACCATTAACCGCAGCTTTGCGCACAGTAATAACGCCATCCGTTAGTAGTTGGTTCATTTTGCGATTTAACGCACTCTCGCCTAGCTTTTGACCTTTGCTAGCTAGTTGATCGCTAATCTGAGCCAATGTGAATTCATCGGGCTGGATTGGTTTAGATTCCTCGCCAATGATCGAGTTAATCTTTTCCCAAATATCTAGTGTTTTAGTTGTCTTTTTCATAGTATTCCGTGAGGTGAAACGATTTGACCATCCTCTTCCGTAGCGTGGTAAATACGAAACGCACCAGTTTTAGTGTTGTGTAATCCGTATGCCCAGCCCTTACGCCAGCCTAGTTTAGCTCCGTGATGATCCGCATAAGTCATTTTGTCGATATCCGCCATAGTCGCTACGGAATGAGACGAGCCGCCGTCTAAGTGGGCTGCAACGTAATCGGTCGGGGTGTGGCAATGCCCGTAAATTGAACTACCATACATGGCAAAATGTGCTTTAGCGTGGTTTAGACCCGTCTTGAATCCGTGCATAATGCTTAGATTGCCTATTTTAAGTGTCTTACGGACGTTCCAAGGTGTCCATTGTATCTTTTGCTTACGAAAGAACTCCTCGGTCTCATCAACCTTACAAGCTGCCAAGTCCGCCAAGGTGCGGTTGCTATGCTCTGATGCAATACGCCACAATCTATCGCAATGGTTTCCAAGGGTGAGCATACTCGGCTTAAATTGTTTTAATAGCTCGATACCCGCTTGATAATCTACTTTGATGGAATCCGCTCTATCCTCGTTAGATGCACCCATGCGTAATGCTCTAAAATCCCATTCGTCTCCAAGATGCACCCGATGTTTTGGTTTCCATTCATCCATAAACGAATAGAACTTTTTAAGTGTTTTCTGACATACCAAATCCCCGTGGGAATCCGCCATAAATATAGATTTTTCCCACATATATTATTTAATTAAGGTTGATCTAACTTTCTCCCAACTCGGATGAAACAAAGTATCTAAACATCTAACAATACTCTCCTCTTCCATGACTTTATTATAGCTAACTCCGCCTATATCCAATGCAGCGTGAACCATCTCGTGACGGATAGTTTCGACTAAGACTGCCCTCGATAACGTAGCTTTGTGACCTAGTAGGATCTTCCTATCGTCCGCATGATACTGACCGAAATCATCTAGGTTATGATCTACTTTAATCGTTATAATCCTGCCCCCTATCTCTATTTGTTTAGGTATCTTTAGTGCGGTCATATGATCGATTTGTTAAGTCTATTTCGTTCTCTGGAAATGCATCGCGTCCCGTGACCAAAAAGCCCCAGCACTAAGCCATCCATGTTTGGCGAATACTTCTATAACGCTAAATGGCATATCCGCACTAGATGGGTAATGTTGCTTATTACGATTAGTCGCCGCCATAAGATCGATTGCAGCACCCCTAGCGTGTAAAGATGGTAACGATCCGCCACGCATAGCCCGATTGTTATAACATCCAGCATACTGGCTTAAAGCTATTTTACCCTCTGGAGTAGTAGCTAGTTCACGTAAAATTTTATTAAGCGATTCCGAACAGGCTTTATTAACCCTAATCGTTTTAACAGGTTGCCCTTCATATCTTAGTCCTAGCCCAAATACATCAAGATTAACTAGCCTAGATTCATCCCCAGCAGCTCCATATGCTCCTGTTAAACTTAACTGATCTTGTTTAGGAATATACAAGCTATCGCGACTATTATCCATTAGTCTACGCAGGTAGTTTTTACAAGCCGATATAGACTTTTCGCCCCAGAATCCGTCTGGTTCAGTTCCAATCTTTGCTTGGATAGCTTTAATCTGTTCGTTGGTCATTAACGCTTTTCTAGCAGAATAATTCCGATAATCAATAAAATAAGTATTATTAAAACGGTTACCTCAAATAAGTTGTCTGGATCTGCGGTCATTTTCTTTTGTAACTAGCCCAGCCGCCTAGTCTAACAGCGGTGTAGATCGTGCCTCTCGTTAGCCAGCCGACCCCTAGATTATACATAGCTTCTTTGAATATCTCATCCGCTTCTGGACGGGTTAGCATAGGATGGTCAAAGTCGGACGCCTTGGAGTATAGGTAATCATGGATTAAAGCAGCTTCGAAATAGTCGCCATTAAACGGGCTGAATATAGCCCAGAACGGACGTGGCACAGATGCTCCGTCACTAAGGAATCCCTTTGGAACTTTGATAACTCCGTAGCTAGATAGATAACGAAAATTCTCCAATACCTTAATTAGCATAGATCCGTTGTTAGATCCATACTTCTCGAATTTAGCTGGGATATCTGGAAATGATTCGATCACTTCTTTTTACGAATGAAATTATACAAGGTAATCAGACCGACCAAAATACCGATCAAGCCGCCTGTGATTCTAACGCTAAATTCAAGTTGTTCTTGGCAGGTGCTGAGAACGCCTAAAAATGAGCCGAAAGCTCCGATCGCTCCGTTGACTAGATTATAGAGGTGCGAATGTCCGTTCATGGTTCTGGAGCTTCTTCGATTGGTTGCTCTGGTGCGGGCGGTGCAACGAATAGAACCGTGCCGTCTGACTGAGGTTGGAATACGGTCAGATCTGGAACTGGAACGGATGTCGCTGGGTTGAGCGCAGAGATTGCAGCGTGGAGCGTTCCGTATTTAGTCAGAGCTGCGATCGCACCTGTTCCGAACACGTCGAGAATCGCTTGCTGCTCGCCGTCCGTATTCGCTGCGGCGTGGATGTTTCGCAATACAGATTCGACGTGATTGAGTAACTCGTTTTGAGTCGAGTCGATCTGTTCGGCGATGATCTGAGCGGTTGTTTTAGGTATGAGTGATGACATGGAATAATTTAGTTAAAGGTCATTAAAATAGGAGAAGGTGAAAGCCTACCTAATGATACTGTGTAGGTAGCACTAGAATTTACAGCACTCCAATAAATTCCAGAACTAGTGGCGGATGTCCCAGTTGGCCCATCGGTAATAGATACAAGTGAATTTATATTAACCATAGAAGGAGATCCTATATTGTTTGATCCAGCGTTTGTCATGTAGAGTGTAACTGTGCCTGATCCGTTATTATGTAGTCTGTATGCAAATTCTCTTTGAACTGGATCTCCAGTATAAACCGTAACCCAAGCCGATGTTTTATATGTAGAACCATCATGATAAATAATTCTAGCTTGGTTTATGTTTGTGCTAACTCTGCCAAACTCAAAACCAACTCCAATACTTGAAAAGGCGTTTGCGTTTGCTAAATTTGTTGAGTTAGTCAATACGGCAATTCCCAATCTAAATATCCCCTCATGGTTATCTGATGCGCTATGTCTAAAAGATCCACTAACTTCCCAATTTGCACCAAAATTTGTGCCTACTCCAGATCCAAACCCATTATTAGTAGGTTCTAGTGCATAGTAACCAAAAGCATAGGAGCTTGTAGCAGTTCCAGCTATAAGTTGAGCAAATCCCAAACCGTAAGTGTTGGCCCCCGCTGATGATCCTCCTCCACTAGCTGTTACACTATAACAACCATAGATTTTTTCGTTTGTTCTAAGTTTTTTGGCAGACTCAACTAATCCCCTCGTCATTGCGCTAGTCGAGTTTGTGGCAGCTTGTCCTGTGAGTTCGGTTTGTCCGCTAAACGTCTTGTTGCCTGCTACGGTCTGGTTACCCGTTAAAGCCACGTAGAGCGTATCTAAATACGTTTTGAGATAAGCCTTAAGGTTTGTCCCCGTAACTCGCTTGGCTGCGTTAGAATCGGCTGAATCAACGATATTGAACGAATCGGCATCAATCGGGGTTGTCTTGCTCGATGCTCCTGCAAACTTGCTTTGTATCCATGTCCAAATCGCCGTCAGCGTTGAGTGCTTGGGTGCGTCTGATGCAGCCGAGTCGAGGATAGCCACCTTGTCAGCGTCAACTGGGGTTGTTTTTGCCGTGCCGAACTTGGTGGTCAGACCCGCTGATGTTGGAACGCGCTCGTCACTAAGTCGGCTGTCGTTACCCTGTGTAAAAGTGTTTGCCGTTGTCCCGAACGATCCTGTCGTTAAGACGCCGCTGGTCGTGGTGATGATCGGCAGGTTTTCGGTCGATCCGATCTTGCCGTCATTGCTGATATTCCCGTGCGTGTGGCTCAAGGGTGTCCTAGCATCGCTAAGTCTTGCGTCATCCCCAGCTGCTACCGTGCCTGCGGTTGTGCCGACATTAAGTGCTGCTGAGTTGCCAAGCGTTGGTTTGCCGCTGAGATCGGCATACGCGCCAGTCGTTGCGACTGTAGCGAGATCGCCTGGCTGCACGGCTGAGTCTGCCAAAGCGCCCTGCGCTGCGGTTGCAAATGCACCATCACGGGTGCGCCGTCCTTGCATATTAACAACAATCACGCCTGTGTTCGTGTTGACTCTCGCGACCGCCCCGACCGACTGAACTTCTCCTGTCGTTGGCTTCGTGCCTGTGATGGCGCCGACTCCAACGTAAAGCTCTTGGTTGATCGAGTATGAGTTGGTGTTGGCCGCTGGAAGCTCTCCGACGATGATCGCATTGCCGTCGCCGTTATTGTTCAAGCTCTCCTCAAGTAGCCCGACCGCCGGCATTTTAGCCGCGTTCGTGTTGTCCGCTGCCGCGACTGTGACTCGATCCGTGTCGCCTACGTTTCCGACGATGTAGATCGGAGTGCCTCGGCTTAAAACTCCCCCAGTAGTGTTTCTGACGTGGATGTAAAGATTGCCAGCCAAACTGCCGTGAATATGTGGCAAAGTCGCTGTGCCTGTTGCTGAAAGGGTAGTAAATGCCCCACTGTTGGGTGTGATATCACCGATTGGATCTGGAGATGACAAATCTGCGGCTGCACCCGCCAATCCGCGTGTTACGTCAATCTCTACGGTTGCGATTCCATTATTAACGGTGATATCTACTGAGCTTGCCATATTATCGGGTTGAAGGTGGAGTTACTGTGCCTACTAAATGAAAGAAAAACTGCACGGAAAAAACATCGTCATTTCCAGTTTGGGTAATGCGAACATCTATATTGTAAGTGCCTAAATCTAGGTCAACTGTGTCATATTCAATGTTGATAACCCCATTGGCAATAGTTGGTTCAAGGTCAATCAATGCTGATCCTCCTTGCCTTTTCATGCTTGACGCTACATCCCAGCTTGGATCAACCGTAACGGCTTCTCCATCCGTCACAGGAGTATAAACCATCCGTAATATCTCGCCTTTAGCTAGTGTGAATGAATCTGCCATGATTTTATGCGGTTGCGCCGATAACTGAAACGGTAATATCGCTTTCCGATACTGCCGTGAATGTCAAAGTAGCAAGAAATGATGTCAATGCCGTGTTGTTTGAATAGGTGCGAGTTTCGCCAGCTTTAATGGTTGCTGTTTCATCAGTAGAAGTAAGATCAACTTCGCCATATGCACAAGTGATTTGCAATCCTTTTAAAACGGTAATTGTGGGGATTGCCACGCCTTCAAAATCCTTTGCGTCACCGTCATAGATATAAGCCCCGTCAGAAGCTACCCCTGCCGTGGTGTCAGCTGAAGTTGCGGCAGCCGTAATCCCCGTGCAAGTGCCGTTTGCTGTGGCAATGTTTAAAGTTGCGTCATTGCCAGGCAACACGCCGCGAGAATTGACTTTACGGGTCAAGCTGATGGCCGTGGTTGTGCCTCCAACTGTAAATAATGCCGAAACGTCCGCATCTGCTGCAAGAGCGGTTCTGACTTTGCCTGCCCAAGTAGCTGCGGTATCAGTATTGGTAACTGCTACGCTAATGGCTTTAGGTGATCCTGTCATCCCTGCCGCTGTAACCGTAATCGTGGCATTTCCGCTTGCTGTAATTGTGCCTGCTGCTGTTGCGGTTTCGACTTGAGCAGTTCCAGCTGACCATACCGTTGATGCGGATGTGGTATTGGTTGAAGTAACCAAGACAAAGGCATCAGAGGCATTAGCTAAGATAGCTCTTGTGCTATATGCAACATTGCATCCTGTCAGGGAAACGGTATTATTTGAAGTCCCGATTGTAACGCTACCAGTTACTCTTGTGGAAGTAGTTTGAGCCGTTGCGTTTAAAGAACCGTTTGAATTGGCTGCGATAATATCCATGCGGTAATTTTTGCCTTTTTTGGGCGAAAGTCAAATTTCAAGACAAAAAGGATTTATGTAAAATACTAAGGAGTAGGCTCGTAAGTGGCACTTCCACCAACTGGCCAGATATCATCAACTACGTATTGTTTTAATATAGAAGCAATGCTTTCTCCTGAGTCCCAACCAACGCTTGCCAATGGTATGGCGAAATTACGTGCGGTTGGGGTATTATTTTGGGGGGAATAAACTGCTGGTGCATCAGTAGAAAAAACAACTTCTGGAGTTCCGCTAAAACCATCTCTTTCGCTGTAAAATGGAATACCAGCTGGCCCTGTATCATCCAAAACTAATATTTGTGCAATGTCGCAAAGAGCATAAACGTATCCAGTATCTGTAATGGTTAAATCATCAACTCCATCAAACTCTAATGGATAGGCGGTATAATCAATAGGATCACCAGCGTAGCCCGTGCCATTGTTGCGATAAGTCCACATATTTCCGCTCAAGACAGTAATTGTATTGTTTCCATTAGCTATGCATTTCCAAGGGTGATAATACTTTGTTGGATCGGGTGCTATATTTGGTTTGATTTTAACATCAACTATTCTGTCTCTAAGTTGCTGTAATGAAGTATTAACCTCTTGACACCAAGGTAATAATTCAAGCCCCGATCTTGGCATTCTCGGTAAAGTGACTGATCCTATGTTTCTTCCTTTCATATTAAGCTGATGCGTATAAGAATGTATCGTATCCACCTGATTCAGACATTTGATATACAAGTTCTTTTTTGAATCTATAATCTCCGCTGCCTTCTTGTAATTCATTTACTCCAATTAACATCCAGTTGCGAGTTCCAGATGGTGTAGCTGGACTGCCGACAGGGGTATTGCTTATTTTACCAAGCGAATTTAATTGATCAGATGTAAATGGTGTTTCCTCTTCCCATCTTACCGTGTAATCATAAGTTGCCCGTGTGTAAGTTGTTGTCCCTTGTGCTAATCTTTCTGCAAATGCATTTGCATTGGCATTGCCCGTTACAATGGCTGTTAAAGTTTCGTTTTCAACAGTAGAACCATCTTGCTGTGGAATAAGAACTTTTTGTGCGCTAATATCCCAAACATAAAGACCAGATAGTAAATACCCTAAAATTGTTTTTTCCGTGCTACCAAGTGCTTTCCATTTTGGATGTTCCTCAATCGGGAATGTAGCCAATACTCCCCTTTTAGCATAAGTTGGGTTGGGTATTCCTTCTACTGGCGGGTCTTGGCTGTCATACTTTACCCCTTCAAATACGCAGGTCACAATAGTCCAGCCGCCATCTTCGGTTCTAATACTGGATATTTTAGTTAAATATAAAAAGTTAAAATAAGTATCTGCGTTGGGATCTAAATCAACAAGTTTGCCGCCATTAAAGAAAAAGTTGCGTATGTTTGACCTGGAGATGCCGCCTTTTATTATTTTAAATGACTGAGTAGCACTCCACCCTCCGTTTTCAGTTTGAGTAGCCTCAAAATCCGATTGAGGTATAATGTCATTGATTCCTATTCCGTAAATATATGCGCTCATTACATTTTAGCCCCTTCACGTGTGTTTTTTTCTACTTTTTCCATAATTAAAACTAACTTTCTTCCGTTTTCATCATAAGCTAGTTTCCCATTGGCAACCTTTTCGCCCGTATAAGCCTCACGGAATAATTGACCGTTTATTTCTCTGGTTTGTAAGTTTGACATTTCAATTTGATTGAGTTGAGATCTCCTTGGTGCTGAGTTTTCTTGCATATACCCAGAAAAGTTTCTTTGCCCACTTTCGATATTTCCAGAAAGATTCAAACCCAATTTTTTACTTAAAATACCAAGAGGAGTATATGTTTCTATGTCTTTTGCTATTTGTATAGCTGTATTCTCACCTACTGCTTGTAATGCTGATGTTATTCCATCTTTAATTAATGTTCCAATATAAAAACCAATGTCTTCAAGTTTTGCGGTGTCTCCATTTACCGCTTCTCCTAAGGCCGTTCCAACAGCTAATCCAGCTTTCCTAAAGGTATCCATAAACTGTGGAACAACTTCGCCCAGCTTTTCATAAACTACTTTTAATCCTTCATTTAAACCAGTTCCAAAAGAAACCTTTAATTGATCAAAGGAATCGGTTAATTTTGCAAATTTGCCAGAAGTTGTCTGACTTCCTTTTTCAAGTGCGCCAAAAAATAACCCTCCCTCAGAAGTAGCAATTTTAAAAGCCTCGGAAACCATATCTGCTGATATAGCTCCATCTTCCATATCTTTTTTAAGGTCTTTCATGGATCGACCTGTTTTCTCAGAAATAACCTGCAATGGGTTAAACCCAGCATTAACAAATTGTAAAACCTCTTGCCCCATCAATCTCCCTGCTGCTTGCGTTTGTGCAAATGCTAATGAAAGACTTTGAAATCGCTCGGCGTTACCCATTGAAACGTCACCAAGCATTTTAAGTGAAGGCATTACCTTTTCTTGAGATACACCAAACGCCAATAAAGATTTACCCGCTTTAGCATAATCCTCAATACTTAATGGAGACTTGATTGCTTCCTTGCGAAAATCACTCATCATTTGCTTGGCTTGATCTGTGGATTTAAGCAATACCCCAAACTGGGTTTCCAAATCCTCCATGTCAGATGCTGATTTAGCGGACGCAATCCCGAAAGCCGTAATTGCAGCAGTAGCCGCACCAATCCCAGCGGTAATAGCAACAACCCCAGATTTAGCAAACCCAGCAAAACTTGATGTAAGTTTACTTAATCCTCGTTGGACTTCTCCACCATCAAATGCGATTTTTAATGTAGTTCCGACAGCCATGATTTAGTTCTTGTTATGGTTAAATTCATTTCTCGGATAAAATCTTCATTTTTTCGTTGAGCTACACTTGCAAGCTCAACCTCAATGCCGCGTTCAAGAAACGACAAAGAAACTATTTGGTTCACAAATGCCGCTGGCAATTCATGAAGTGATTGTCTCATTGTATAACCGTGCTTTGACATAATGAAAACTATTGTTGCAGACTCACATGCTACGCTTTCCTCTTGTTGATTTTCTTCTGATTCCGTGGGTAGGGTAATGCCTTTTTTTTTGGTGTAGTCTTAGTTTGAACAAATTTCATAATTTCATCTTGTGCATGCGATTGCAAAGCATGAAATGCATCTGGTAATAGCGAGTTCATAAATGCGCGAATTTCAGAATCCACCTGCTTATCTGTCATTGATGTAACTTCAAAAGATGGCTTAGTAAAAGCAAAACAAAGCTCCGCGATGTCTTTTAATTCAACAGTCTTATGGTTTGTAATTGCTGGGTTTCTACGTGATGTTTGCAACCACTCAATTATTCCATAAGTGCCAGGATAAACTTTATATCCATTTAAATCTTTAGGTGAGTTAATCACCGATTCGCCTTGTATTAGTTTGATGCTCATATCTCTTATTTTATGTGTGAAAGAATAAAGTTTTTCTTGTCCCTTGAAACCTTAGCTCCAATGTTGACTATGCTATTACCATAAGTTTGCAAAGTTGAAAATTCGCCGTTTGCATCCATTTCCTTAATATCTTGAATTAGGTTTTCCCTATTGCGAATATATGCAAGAATATAACTTACTTCCGATTCGGGATTGGCCGCGCAAACTTGTTTGATCGTCTTATATGATTTTAAAATCGAATCAATCGGCAAATTTAGAAACTTTGACGATTCCTCTAGCCAATCAGATTCAGCACGACACGAACGGCTTTTAAAATCAAGAAACCTCATTATTTTGGTTAATGGGTGATTTGGATTTGATACCGAAAACCCTTCCCCTAAACGCCACGCATCGCTGATGCTATAAATCTCATGTTTGCCACACATTGATACAAAGTCAAAGTGAAACCGTTTATAGTCTCCACCATTTGCAGATGCAACTAGCGTGATCGGTTTGTCCTTAAATAAAGGAAAACCAATCGTAACTAGCGCAGAAGCAAAATTTAAATCACCTGTGGCAAAGTTTTTTTTTCTCATTTCTAGTTATCTCAATTATGAGACAGTTGCAGGGGAATTAGTTGCAATAAGCGGATTAAAGATGGTTTTAATGTCGCCAGTTTCAAAATCCGCATTAGCGCGTTTAAGACTTACGCTGACAATGACGTTTGCAGCATTAGCAACCGCACTATTCATTAAATTTTGAGTATTTGTATTAAGCGAATCAGCAGTAGCGTTAGCAAATGAAATGACATCACCGATATCAACAACCAATCCTGTGCTTTTTGATGCAACAACTCCAGAACATGTAGTCTCGGATTTATCATTAAAAAGCGAAAATGCCACGTCTTCTCCAATATGGTTCTTGGCAAATCCCGTTTCCACGTTGTTATCTACGGAATAATCACCAACTAGTAAACCAGTTGCCGATGAATCATCCGTTGCTCCATGTCTTGCTGCTCCGTAAACTGTTGCGCTCATGTAATTTAATTAGTTGGTTGGACAGGCTACGATTTGAAGTTCAAACCTCGTTGATCGTGTCCCTTCGTTTGATTCTGTTATAGGGGAAGATAGGCGAATGTCAAATATACGCCATCCATTGCGTTCACTCATCCATTCTATACCATCTCGGTCACCTAATATATTATACAATGCTTTTCTGACCTCTAAATCATCGACTGTTGGCGTTCCTTCGTCGTTCTCAGTTGCTGGCACGGTTACGAGTTCAACGCTAATTTCAAAATCAGTTACTCCATACATTGTAACGCCACCGACCTCATGGATTCCCTGACCAGTTTCGTAAATATTGATCATCGGCGGAGTTATATCGTTAATCTCCCCCGTGGTTGATATAGTAATATCCTCCAGCTCGGTATATTCCTCCTCTGTCCGCTTTTCAATCCATTCCTTAATTGATGTCTGTATATTCATAAATTCTTTTTAGCTAATGCCCTTAATGCGCTTCTGTAATAGTTTATAGATTTTTTAAGCCCAAATTCAATAGCTTTCTGGATGCCAGATTTAGCCAATACGTCATTACTGGCCGTATGCTCTACGCTATTTGTAATATATGCTGCTGGTTTGAAACCCGACTTAGGTTTCTTTGCACTTCCATAAGATGCACCAGCCTTTTGAGTATATGCCATATAAGACTTGCCAATCTGGATCTTGTCTTGCCCCGTCTGGGCTTTAGCTATGTCATGTCCTGCCCCAATCCATCCGCCCTTTGCCATACCCGACTTCTTCTTGCGTATAGTCATGGCTTTTTTAAATATCGAGCTTTGGCATACCATACGCTCATTTATTGGAAGTTTTGCCGTATTTCTTCTACGCCTAGTGCGGTTTAGCTCAATCCAATTATTAACCGCATCAGCAGTCAATAAAACCCTCCTAGCTACTACATGATAAGACTTGCCCATATTACTCGCCCTGTATCCGCTTCCTGTCGGGGCTTTCGTAAGACTGTCAACCACTAAGCATACGTTTAAGGCATCAGATATAATCTTGCCGTCCTGTTTGCCCTTGGTCTTGCTTCTACCCCATACTTGCGACTCAAACGCCAATTCTCGGCAAGTTTGGACTGACCAGCGAACCACGGCTTGCGACTGGGTTTCCCCATATATTGCCGCAAAACGTCTTAGACCCCTTTCTAGTTTTGCTTTGTCAAATTTAGCAGAAACCGCCATGCCCAAAAAATGACATGTTTTAGGCTAAAATCAAACATCAACCTTGCCAGCGTTCTAAATCTGCGGTAATGCGCTTGATTTTAATAACGTCACCCATACGCCCAGGTCTGTATTGTGACTGTGGACGGCGTATAACCAGACCCTCGCCTCCATTGGCAACAACTTCCTTCTCAGTCGCGGCTAATGCCTCATTTGATTGGCAAGTGACATGCTCAACAATGCAAACATGTTCTGGCAATCTCATCATCAATAACTTTGAATAACGATCCTCAAATGTGCCTTCCTCGGCTAAATCAAATACCATAAACTTGATACCATCCCAGTTTGATCCTTTGGTTTGAAGATTGGACTGCAACGCATCAAAAGTGCCATTGCCCATCCATAGCTCACCATCAAGCCTCACGCTCTTTGGCATCTTGGCCGTGAACCATGCTGGAGCTTTTAACCTTTTGCCGTGCCGAGTTATAAAATGACTGCCTGTCCAGATCGCCCTGATACCATCATATTTGATCGATACCCACCATCCTGTAACATCGGATGGAATGTGGCTGGTCAGTAGTTGTGCGTTGCTCATGAACCTAATGTTCACTTTTGACGGATTATTGCAAGAACTTTTTTATGCTTTGTGAATTTCTTCTAAAGTCACCATAGTATATGTGCTGCCCTTCCTCATACCCTCAACCCTAAATGATTCACCGCGAAGTAATCCAATCTTCTTAAGTAATATGCCAGATGGTAGATCACTTGTTTTAACCACAGCTTCAAACCGCTGAACTGGCTTAAATCCTGTTTCCTCGTAATCCTTGGTATATTCCACCTCGCTGATTATAGCATCAAGAACCGTGCCGTTTAAGGTCAACTCCTCGCTACCTAGCATGGAAAACGCGGAAACTGAATTGGTCAAAGAGTGAAATTTTGCAAGGCTCATAAATAAAAAAATACCTCAAATTATGCGGAAATCAATCAGGCGTTGTCGGAGCTGCCGTTGTATTAACGTTATGTATGTAAATTTGCAGGATTTTATCAATATGAGTTGCGGTTCTTACGCATTTTCTTGCTTGGACAGACCATATTTTATCTTCTCCAAAATTAGTAAATCCAAACTGGCAATCTTTGATTTTATCACGTTTCCAAGCACAAATGTGCCAAGGGGCGCGAAGTGTAATCCCATTCGGATTAAATGGCATGTCTTGATTGTTAATGCCAAAAATTACAGTCGATGAATATTCATTGTAATGTGCTTCTTGATTAAAAGTAATTACGTCAGCGTTCTTTTCTGATGCTTTCAATAGTTCTGATACGTAATTATCCATGATGTCATCGTCATCATCACAAAAAGCCACATACTCGCCATTGGCTATTTCGACCAATGACTGCCTTTTCTCACCAATCGAACGCCGCCGATTATCGGAAACCATTAAATGCTCTACTGGTAAATCACCGATCTGCTTTGCCAGTTTTTCGCTTAGTGCTTTTGCTTGGTTTTCCCTTCCTGGTATGGTCGGCGTAAGGATACTGATTTTTATTTTCATTTTCTTTATTCTTTTTTATATTATCCCAAAGCGGACATTCATCCCATGCTTTAGTATCTTTAACTCTACTCCATGATCCTTTGTGGCTACTCATATTATTTTTCGGTTTGAATCCAACAACGCCCAACTACGGCGTATTTAATGCCTAATTCGTCAAGTGCTTTAGCCACCCCTTCAGAATCCGCATCATGTCCACCAAAGAAGCCGCCTTCTTTGACCTTTGGAAGCCACGATTTGATGTCACGCTTTGCGCTGGCGTAATCATGCGCCGCATCAATGAAAACCCCGTCTAGGGTGCTGTTTTGGAATTTATCTGCCGATTCTGCACTATCTCCTTCAATAATGGAAATATCACGCTCTCCTCGGTTCAATTTAAACTCCTCAAGAACATTAACCTCTCCAGTTTCAGCATCTCCCCTAAAGGTATCAACAACCCAAAAATCCACAGGCTTCTTAATGTCATCTAGCCTATCTTTTAGGTAAATTGCACTTTTACCTTTCCATGTCCCAACCTCAACAAATGTTCCATTGTTTGGCATGGTTTTAGCCACATAATCATAAACGTCTCTAAAATCAAACCATCCGTCCATTTCAGATGATACCTTTACCCCTGCTTTTAGACGTTCAAAGATACCAGAACCGCATTGGTAATTGTAAGATTGATTTGATCTTGCATAGGTTTCATCCATTTCAGCTTTCCCAAATGCAGGATGCTCATGCTCAAATTTGATTTTGCTCCTTGCATCAATAACCAAGCCTTTTTTGAAAGCCTGCTCGGAAAACCAATTATCTGAAAACATTGAGAAAAACTCTGGATGAAACATATTACCCCACTCTTTGTAAAGTGAACGGGTCATAATTGCCATACATAGCAAATCATCCTCTCTATGCCCGTCAGATACCGCTAAAACCGCTTTTTGCTTCGTGTCGCCAATAGCATCAAGAATAGCATCATCCCATCCTTTAAATGGCTTCCAATCGTCACTTAGCTGCAACAATACCTGACCTCGGCAAATAGCTGCGGCCGCGTTCCATGCTGCCACGCATCCACCAGATCCAGATGGAAGGAATACCGTCTGGAATCTATGGAAAACCTCAGCATGTTCATCATCTAAATCTACGGCAAAAATATGTTCAATGGCTTCTGGGTTGTTTGCTAATTTCAACCATTCTGACCGGCATTTAATAGCTTGTGATGATCTGCCCCGTGTTGCGTGTAAAAGGGAAATTACTGGCTTGCCAGACTTTGCGTTCATGTTCATTCTGCGGGCATCAGATTCATAGACCTTACCAGCAGATCTCAAACATTGCAGAAATAAATCCTCACGGAAAAACTCATAAAACATTTTTCTGTGATTCCAGCACGGATTTTCTGGCCATCTGCACGTCATCATGTGGCGAGCAAACGATAATGCACGTTCTGGTTCATCACAAGACAAGGACAAGGCCGCAAGCTCATACAATGGTTCTGCACGGTTTGGATCTTCGGCAAATGCTTGGGTGTAAATTTGAGCTTTAGTCTCGAAGTTTTCAGCCATTGCTGCCAATGTCATAAACGTCTCAAATCGTTCAGCTGCTCCTCCTTCTGGATGGTTTAGGAACTCTTGAGCTAGTTCTATTGCTTTAGCTTCCTTACGTCTTGCGTATTCCGTCATCAAATAAAATGTATGAGCATGCGTGCGGTCGTCTTTAGGAATACTTTCTAAGATCCGCAAATTACGATCTTGCGAACAATCTCGATCAAGTCTTGGAACATGGATAATCTTAATCCTGTCTGTTTGTGCATGTGGGTATTCTGATTGGCTTGTATCAATTAGGTTTTCATGCAATGCGTTCTTCCATTCCATCTTGCCTGTATTCCTCCAAACCCTTTCCCGATAGTTTGCAATCACCCCTTGCTCGCTAACCACATAAGGACAACGCAGAATATTGCAATCTTTGTCTAGTTTCGCAATGATCTCGCGCAAGTGTTCCAATCCATCTGCGGTGTCATCCATATCCGCCCACATGACCCAATCGCCAGTTGCGAGCTTGGCGGATGCGTTGCGAGCTGCTGAAAAGTTATCAACGTGATTCCATTCTTTATTTTTGTTAAAATACTCGCCAGTTATGCAACCTCGTTCCTTTGCGATATCCAAAGTTGAATCTGGTTTTTGATTGCCAATAGCGCGAACCATTACCACTTCATCAAAAAATGGCTGGAATACATCCAAGAATCGCACAACGTCTTTTTCGCAATTACCCGTAATAACGGACAGCGTTAATTTTTCATTTCTCATGTGTGGATTTGTTAAATACCTAAATCTGAGATTTTGGCAAGAAAAAAAGCCCTACCTTGTGACGGGTAGGGCTGATTGTTTAATCCATTTGTGCGAGGATGCTTGCTAGTTGTCTTCGGGTGAATTCAACCCCGTTGATAATTACCTTTTTACCTTTGATCTTATATCCCGTCTCTTGTGCTGGGATAATGTCGCGGGATTTGTTGCTTTGCTGTTGGATAAGCCATGCTTTTTGCTCGCCTTCGGTTCTAAGCCTTCCGTTTGCGAATACTTGGTTGGCTTGGTCTTTGGTCATTTCCCGTGCCTTTACAAGCAAGATGTCAGTTTCGCCTGATTCCGTGTGGACAACCAATGGGATAGGCTCGTCAAGATAACGCTCTTGCAAGCTGTAAGGTAGTTTCTGCAATCTGGAATAGCCGATTGAGTTATTAAGCAAGAGTTGAGGGTGTAGCGTTTTTCTTCCCATTTGCTCAAATCTTTCGAGTATTCCCGCGTTTAAGTTCGGGCAATCCTTTAGGATGTAGTCATAAACGTGCGGGTCAGCGTCAACTAACTCGCATAGGACTGTTCCTGCTTCAATCCACGCCTCTACGCCTTTGATGTATAGTTCTGCGAATCGTTTAATGCCGTGATTTAACTCGGCTACTGTCATTGTCGGTTTGTCTAGTGTCATTGTCATATTATTGTTTTTCTGTTGATTTGGTAAGATCGCCAAGTGCGGCAGTCATTACAAAAAATTGGTCGGATGCTTTCAGTCGGTTTATTTTTGTGTATTCTGATTGGATTGTTTTTAATCGGCTTTTTTGTAAATCGTTTAACTTACTTATCGCTCTTTGGTCTTCTGGTATATTGGAAAGAATTAATCCACGGGCATGATTTAAATAAGAACTCATCTCGGATTTTTTAAAAGACCGATAAAACCCTTTCTCCAAAAAATCCCCAAATCCATTTGGAACAATTTCTAGATTTTCATCACTCCTTACAGATGTAAGTCCGTTTCTTTCTAGAAAATCACAAATAGTATTTATATTTTTGTTATCCGATAATATTTTAGAGGTATTTGATAACACTTTACCGTTTGATAATATACTCTTAATTAAAAACGGGTCTAAAAAATATTCCCAATCAATACTATGTTTTTTCATTATCATATAAACATTCTGCCTTGTCATATTATAAGCCGCAGCAATGATTGAAATTGGCGGCTTTTTATTCTTTATCATAACTAAAATCCCTCCTTTTTCTGAATGACTCATTGCGCTTTGCTTGCATTTTCGCTTGCTGGTCACTTGTTATCTTTCTCTTGCTTTTCTTCCCTCCAAGACTGCCTAAATGCGCGGCTATCTGGTCGGCTTTGATCGGTTCGTTACAATGTGGACAATTCATAGATGCGCTTTATTTATCATAAGCGGATAAGCTGTCAACTTTTATTTTAGACAAGAAAAAAAGCCGCCCCCATTTCTGAGGACGGCTTAATGACTATGAACAATACCAGACAGAAATTAGTCAGCCTTGCGGATAAGTCCGATACCAAGGGTGAGGGCAGTTGCCATACCGAACAAGCACTCGATGCTTGCATAGTGGCGTCCTTTACCTGGGTTGAAGTGGCGGCGATAAGTAAAGCCAAGACCAGTTTCAGCATCGGTAACGGTTTCAACAGCAAGGTAGCTGTCTCCTGCGTCCTGTGGCATCAAGTTGCGGATTGCAATCGCGATGGAGTCAGGGTGAGCAAGGAAGCCAACAAGTGAGAGAGTGCCGCCAAGTGGAAGTGCGTTGGTTTCGTAGACATCCATACCGTAAAGGCGTGGGATACGAGCTTCACGAACTGCCTCAGAACCGCCGTATTGGAAGGCTTGGGTGATGTTGCTGTCACCAAGAAGCGAACTGTAAAGCTCGGAGTTGGAGATAAGCGAAACCATGCCAAGATCAACTTTGCGATCCATAAGGGTTTTACGAGCGGCGCGAAGTTGTGCCAAGCCAGTATCAGCGATGGAAACTGCGGTTGCAGCAGCTGCACCAAAGTTGGCAATGGAAAGCAGACCAAATACGTTTTCGATGCACTTACGAGCCAAGGCGCGTCCTTGTTGTTGTGCAAAGATATTGATGTCGGAGTTGCTGGAGTTAGCATATTGCACATCGGTGATGTCAACGCCAACGATCTGATGTTGATCAAGATTGACGGTGATTGCTGCAACTGTGCCGCCTTCATTCTCATAAGGGCTGCCGCTGTTGTTGGCATATGCAAAGGTAGTGGTAGAAAGAGCGTCAACGCGTGGGATGATGATTGCATCACCTTTGCGGCGAGTTTCTGCGGAGAAAGAACGGGTAAAGGCTTTAAGCGGTGCAAGACCAGCAGTAAAGGCGTTAAGAACTTCCTGTGTATAGATTTTGTCGTTGAATAGAGTAGACATATATTTAGTTTAGTTGGAGATTATTTTTTTGATTGCTCAGCCAAAATCGCTTTGCGGTTGGCTTTGTAAAATGCGGTTGCTTCTGCTCCTTTAAGAGATTCAAAGGTTTCAAGAACGGTTTTTTGCTCGCCTTTGTTGTCAAGGTCAAGTGGCTCAGATTGACCGATTGAAGCAAGAGCCTCAATGGTCTTATCTGCCACAGAGTTTTTAACTTCTTCGATTTCAGCCTCTTTTGCAGAAATGGTTTCTTTCAGAGTTTCAACCTCAGCTGCAACTTCGGCAACCTTGGCTTCCAGTTCTCCGTTCTTTTCGGACAACTCTTGAATCTTAACCTCTTTCTCCAGCACTACGGCAGAGACATTGGTCAATTCTTCGATTTTAGCTTGTGCTTCGGCAAGTTCGGATTGAAGCGATTCAACTTCTGCAACTTGTGCAGCAAATTGAACTTTCTCATCGGAACTAAGTGACTGGATGAAATTCTTGAATAGATTCATGGGTTCTTTTTTAGATGTTTTTTTGCCAATGTCAAATATGGTGTCAGCAAAGCCCTCGGCTACGCATTGTGCCGCGTTCATCCATGTCTCTTTCTTCATTAGATCACGGATTGCTTCTTTTGATTTCTTAGTGCGATATGCGTAAATCTCAGCGATGTTTTCTGATACTCCATCCAATAAATCTGCTTGCCGTCTAAGCTCATCAGCATTGCCTTGGACTCCAGTTGATGCGTCATGGATCATCATTCTGCCGTGTGGCACGATTGCAACATTATCACAGGCCATAGCAATAACTGAAGCCATAGATGCTGCCAAGCCAGTAATTGTCGCATTAACAACAACGCCACGGTCTTGAAGGCTTTTGATTTCTTGATAGATAGTGTAACCATCAAAAACGCTGCCGCCAGGTGAGTTGATTTCAATATCCAGAACATCAACCCCGTTTTCAATTACGTTTGTAATCTCCCCAAAGTCTGCCCCACTAGCAACCGCCGAAAAACCAAAAAGCCTGCCGATTTCTTCAGCAATCTTGCGAGCTGCATCACGGGTAACTACTTCATTGAGCTTTACCTTACCTCTTTTATTTTCAATTTCAATCGTCTTCATTTTGTGATTCTTCTTTGGATTTAGTTTCTATTTCTGATTGCTCGCCCATTTCGTTAGCGGTCAGCATGAACATTTCGCGTTCTTCAATTTCGATATCTTGTCCATACTTTTTGTTAAGCTCTTCAGCTATGATCTTGGCTTTGTATTTACGATTCCAAACGGAACGTGCGCGCGATTCAATAAAGTCATCTTCGTTCAAACCCCTAGCTTCTAAAACCTCGCTAATGTTTTTAGTTCCTACCCGAACTTCCTCAACTTCCATTTTGGATTCCCGACCATCATCAACTGATAAACGAGGCGGACGTGAGAAATCCCAAAGAGTAGGTGCATCTAGTTTCGGTAATCTGCCATTATCGGCAAATACTGAGTAAGCCCATGCCATAGCGCGTCTTGCTCCATACCAAAGCAAGCCTTGGCGTTTGGTAATAAATCTACGGCATTTAACAACCTCAGCACGAACGTCTGTGCCTTGCGTTGATCCTTTCCATACAGAATAAGACCATACTGGAATTACAGAATCACGCATCATGCGGTCTTGGAATGATTCCCATATCTCGCCTGGGTTCTCATGCCGCATCTGCTCAATACGTTGCTTGCCATCCGCTGGCATATACATCACCCCGCCTGGGAATGACTTAGAAGTAAATGACATCGGATTTGGCAAGTCTCCGCTACCGCTCATTAAAGATTCTGTTTCGTCAATGTCGGGTGCGCCAGCATCGTTAAAGATTGTAAGATGTAGCCGTGAAATAATTTGTTGCCTTACTCGCTCATCCTCCAAGGATAACAAGGACATTTTAAGGGATTCTAAGGCATGGGTAAATGCTGGCAATCCGCGTCCTTGGTCACAATGTGTCGCATCAAATAAATGAATTACGTCTTTAGCTGGTAAATCCACCATCTTTTCTTCGCCATCTTTACCGATATTAAAACGATATGCCGCTGGTTGTCCCGATGAATAATAAATTACCCCATCACAAATCCGATATCCCTTGTATTCTCCAGATTCAACTACGGTTTCAGTCCCAGAATAACATCTGTGGTTGGGAATCATCTGGATTCTTGGGAAATTATCTTTCCCTTTAACCATTAACCAAAATACATCACCAGCTCGGTCAATTTCAACGCTGCTTAATTCCAAAAGTTTCCACCAATCAAATACTCCGCCCCTAATGTCAGCCTGTGGAAGCCAGATATCATGAATAAACTTAGCAACCTGTTTTCCTCGCTCTTGATCTTTACCTAAATAGCTAGGAATCCATGCCTCACCTACGGAATAATCTGCCTTCTGCAAGATACAAGCCCTCGGCACTCCCATGTTGGTAAATAAACGATTTGAAAGACTAGTAAGGGTCTTTCTGTCTCCAGCTGGGATTAGCCTCTCAATATCATCATTCCGAACCGCAAATTGAGGGCCACGGCGATACGATGTGTCCGCTGCGTGTGCTATTTTGTATGGTTGTCCGTAACTATCAAGGATCATAAGTTAAAACGTGGTAAGTGATGTGGTGCTGACGACCCCGCCATTGTCAACAAAGTAGCAAACATAACGCAACATCTGCATACGTTGCTGGTTTGTCGCCGTTGGACGTGTCGAAATCGTTTGACCATTGATAGTGGTTGAAGTCACTTGAGCTGTGCCGTTCGCATCCGTGGCAATAGACAAAGCCAATGCCTTGTATTCATCACGAATTGCTTGGATAGATACGGGGTCATATTTAATCGCGTTATATATGCTCCTCGCCTGATCGAAAACACTCATGCGGTAGTTTTGCCATAAATAGGGCGAAAGTCAAATTGCCCTAGTCTTCAAACACTTTGCAAATCAACGCAGCGACAACTTGATAGCACATGCAATCCCAAAGATGGTTTGCTTGCCCACCTGGTCGTATCCATTCTGACTTTTCCTCGCCTGTTTTCGGATTCCTCACCACGTTCCTGCGCTCACATTGCATGTGGTTTTCAAATGGCTTGGAAAGGTCTTTAGGTAACTCAATCTGATCCCCGTTGCCAACCATCGCGCTCAATATATCTTTAATTGGATTTGATGCAGCAAAGATGTATTTCATAATGCCGCCGCTTCTTGAATTAACTCGCTTAGTTGTCGAATACAGCTTCTCTACCGGCTTGCCGGTGGCCGTTGGGTGCAAGAAATGGCGTTTATTGCCTTCACCTTTAATGCCAATCCAACCATGTTCAACGCATAAATCCGCAATCCTGTCCTGCTGATACCCAATATCAATCAATGTTTTAGCTCTTGCCACCGCATATCTGTCGCACAAATCCACAAGCTCCTTCTCATTTCCTCCGTCAGATGGAATATATCCCTCGTAAAGAACCTTGCAAAATCCTCCGTTTCGCCATGCTGCAATCACGATCCAGTAATGATCTTTGCCTACGTCAATAGTTGCGAACCTTGCCATCTCCTCATCAATCAACTGCCCGCCTTCAAAATCCTTTTTCTCAAAATCTGATGAACGAGTAATTCTGACTTCGCTATCCGCCATATCGTCCGTCCAAAATTGCGCTCTTCTTTTCTGCGTCCATTGCCTCAAAGCATCTGTAAAGCCATTTGACGATAATCTCTTTGCTCCTAGGAACTCAAGAACCTCCTGCCACCACGGAATCCACCAGATAGCCAAGGAATCAACATGGAAGCCACGTATAGAATCAAATGCCGTATCGCTCAGGCTGATATATCCCAACTTGCCGTTTTCCATATTTGACTCCGATAACTTACGCCGAACCATCGTATTGTCCTCATATTCCTTTCCGCACTCACTACATGCCATCCGTGCCGTTTTAGCTGTGGCTTGCTCATCAATTACTCCCTTGTTCTTTTCGATAATGTCATACTTGATCGAACCAAAGCCGAACGGGTGTTGCTGCCCGCATTCGCACTTCCATGAAAATGATGCCCTGTCCGTCTTCATCCACTCCCGCCACAAATCATCCCCGCCGTGGAATACCCCGTTATCCTCTATCTGTCCACCGACTCCAGCCTGTGACACATAGAACTCTTTCCTGTTCCAGCGGTTGTGCGTCCGAGCTTGGCACTCCCTTAATAAACCAGCCTCCCATTTCCAAACCTCATCCCCGTAAATCCACCGAACTGATTTCTCTTGGAAGTTCGACATGTTTGCCCCGCCAGCAATAAATGCAGCATGTGGAAAAATGATTTCTAGTTTTCTGGATTTGTGCCTGTCTTCTGGCCAAAGATTCACAATCTTGGGGCAAGACTTCATTGCAGGGAAAAGTCTAGTTTCAACCCAAAACTTTGCGTCTTCGTTCGTTTGGGAGGCATAAAGAAAGTTGCCAGGGTCTTCAGAAAATGCGTAAGGAATAATTACTTCAGCCATCGTTGACTTGCCCGAACCAGTAGGGGCAATAACAACAACCTCTCGAATTTCATGGTTGCCAGCACATTCCATTGGTGCTTTCCACCACGGAGTTTGTTCTGGATCGAATCGACTAGACCTCTCAGAATTGGATATTTTGATGTTTTCAGCACCCCACTCCCATACTTTTTTTTCGGTAGGAGGAACAAATCCAGACCTAAATGCATTGAAAACTTCTGTCCTAGCGTTCATTTTTTATGGTTCTTCACTAAATAAACAACCAGTCTCGGATGACAAATTGGTAAGCAATCGCTTCATCTCATCAACAAGTATCTTCTGTATAGCACTCTCGCTTAGACCTGAAATTCTAGGAGGAAGGTCTGAAGTTATCTTCATCATCTCAGCTCTTGCCGCTGAGACACATCGGACTATTTCTTCCCTGACCTCAGATGTCGGGACAAGTTGGCGAGTTTCTTGCTGAACGGATACAATACCCTTCAATGCCAGAACCTTTTCTTTAAGTATCTTTACATCGTCAATATTTGTTGCCCGTTTGATGGCTTCCTCGATCTCTGCCAAGGTTTGAGTTGCACCTACCTCTTCGGACATCTCTGCGCCAGGCTTTATGCGGTGGCAAGAGCTAAAACGTTGATTGATATTGGGTATCAGCAGGACAGGATTGCGGATTTATGCGTTGAACATGGTTGGATTGGCATTAAAGGTGAAGGCAATAAACGGCATTTCTTGCACCCAACGGCCACCGGCAAGCCGGTAGAGAAGCTGTATTCGACAACTAAGCGAGTTA